CTCGGCACCGCAGCGTCTGCGTCCTGCGTCGGGCGGAGCAGGATGAACATGCACCACATCGAGCCCGTGTAGCTCGGGATTGCCGATCGCTGCTGGTCGGCGAGGTCCGTGGCGATCGAGGCGTTCGGGAGCGTGACGAGGCTTTGGAGCGTCGTCCCGACGTTGGTGAAGCGCACACTGGGTCGCCCGCCGATGCCGACCTTGGCGTAAGTCGGGCCTGACTCAGTAGTTACGACGAGGTTTCCAGCAAACCAGTGCCGATCATGCCCGCTGATGTCGCGCCAGCGGAGCACCTGCTGACCGTCCTCCAGTGTCGCCTCGGCGCCCGGCTGCGAGACATCCGTCTCGTCGATGTCGCGCGAACGCCACCACCCCCAAATGCGAGCCGAGGCGTTTTCCAGGTCCCAGGGCGTCCAGCCCTCGACGACAGCATGGGCCTTCCTGTGCGACGGGTGCCCCTGCCGGAGCGTGCTGACAACGGTGTCAGTCTCCGGGCACGCGCAGTACACGGCGCCGTCGTCGCCCACGTCCATCGAGTTGATCGGGTAGGCCACCGCGGCCTCAATGGTCGTCGCCACGCGCGGGTCCAGCTCGATCCCCTCGTACACGATCACCCGCGAGCGGCGCTCCTGCGGGTAGTTGTGCGCCGCGTAGAGCTGCGAGCCGCGGTAGACGCGCAGTTCCTCGGTGTATGCGCCCGGCTCCAGCGTCCACAGGATCTCGTACTGGTCGTCCGGGAGTTGGCGGATGCAGAAAACGCGCGCAGTCCGCACGTCTCCGCCCGCGCTCACACCCGCATAGATCCGGTCGGACTCGTCCACCCACAGCGCGCGCACAAGGTGGCTTTGATCCGCGATCGGCAGGGCGATCTTGAGGATCTCGCGCCCCGCCGAGTTGTACTTGACGATGCCGGCCGGGCCGTCGAGCGCGTAGAGGTTCCCCTGCCGGTCCGTCCGCGCGCCTACACACGCCGTCTTGCTCGGCGTCGGCGTGTCCCACAGGACTACCTCGGTTCCGGCCGAGTACGAGTAGAGGAGCTTGCGATCGTCGAAGCTCGTCGAGCACAGCGCCCGCACGCGCCCGGACCCGAGCGCTACCGGGTTGAACTTCGAGAATCCGGCGCGACTTGCCCCGCGCAGGCGCTTGGTGACAGGATCCCTCGCCCGGACGTTCCGCGCCTGGCGCGTGAACATGCCCGGATGATTCGAGAAGGCGAGGTGGTCCTGGCGCCCACCAAACGGGAAGACGAGCGGCTTTTCAGGCACGCCGCTAGGGTACGGACGCCTACGCCTTGCGGCTAGGGCGGCGCTTGCGTTTGGCCGGCAGGCGCTGGGCGACGTTGGCCTGAGCTTGAACTACCCACGCCGCCGGCAGCTTGCGGCCCCAAACCATGCGGTCGCGCAGTGCCGAGAGCGGCTCGCCGGTTTCGAGTTCCAGAGCCACAAACACACGACGAGGCTTGCCCATGCGCCGGATCCTACCGCGAGAGTCCGACGCTGACCGGGAAAACCCGGTCCGGCCCCAGGATGGACGCCTCGGCCGACGCGTCGAGCCCGATGGTGGCGGCCAGGTCGGCGATTGCCGGCGTGTTGTTCCCGGCCACCAAGAGCTTTCCGGCCGGGATGTTGGCGAGCTGGAGTGCGAGCTTACGGCCGTAGATCGCGTTTCCCTCGATTCGCACGGTGCGCGCCACGGGGTTCTTGCCGGAGCCGTCCGGCCCCACGCGGATCACGGGCGAGTAGTTCTCCGCCCCCGGGCCAGCCTCGAACCCGCACCCACGGATCAGGACGTGGCCGTTGGCGAAGCCCTGCCCGACGCGCCCGTCCATCGCGCCGAAGTAGTCGCCGCCCGCGTCGTCGATCATCACGCAGCGAGTCCGCGAGCTGGCCGGGATGTTCCCGACAGCGCCAGCGTTCCGAAAGAGGCAGCCGCGCACGATCACATCGCAGCCGCCACCCTGGACGACGATCCCGCCGCCACCCCGCCAGGTCCACGGCTGATACCAGTCCGAGAACGTCGAGTTGATGACGACGATACGCGCGCCGCGAGCCCACTGCGTTTCGGTCGGCGTGTTCCGAACCTTGCACTGCTCAGCCCCGCTGGCGAGCACGCGCACGCGGTTCCAGTAGAGCCCGTCCGCGGCGAAGCCGTGCCAGTACGAGGCGTGCTCGGCCGAGCGCAGGCAATCAATCGTCACGTCCTCCAGCCACACGTCGGCCTGATAGCCGAATAGGCCCCAAACGGTAGAGTTGGCGACGCCCACGGCGGGCGCGTCGGCGACAACCCGAACGTTCTTCATCTCCAGGCGGAACTTCGGCGCGATCGGCTGGTCCTTATGCTCCAGCCCGAACCAAATACCCTGACGAGAGCCGCAGTGGATCGTGAGGTTTTCGAGCCGCACTACGCCGTTGTGGCGATCCACGAGAATCGCCTGGTCGCCAACGGGCCGGATGTGTGTCCGGTCGATCCCCTGGCCAACGAAAGCGATCCCGTCCGAAGTGTGCAACCACGCCTCGGAGCTGTACTTACGGCGTCCAGTGCCGGCCGCGTAGTCGATGTCGAAGCCGGGCACGTCGCCCGCCGGCAGAAGCTCGGTCTTGAGCAGGCGACCGCGCGCGAGCGGCATCCGCGGCGGCTCCTCCAGCGTGCGTGGCTGCGGCGCGTAGCCGTTGGCGAGCACGCCGACCTTGCCCCACAGGTAGTCGAGCGCGGACATCAGCAATCGTCCTCGTCGGCGCGCGGCGGTTCAGTCCACCTGCGAGGCTCGATCTCTTCGAAGTGCCAGGACGTGCGCATTCCGTCAGGATGCCGCGTCTCGACAAGCCGAACATTCAGCTTGGCCTTGTGGGCTAGAAAAAGCTCTTCGATCATCCGATCCCTACAAGCCTCTAGGGACTCGATGTGCCGCGAAAGCAGATCCATCACGGCCCCGTCACCATCCGCGGCGGGATGTCGTACCTCGACACCGCCTCGCGCGGCCAATCGGTCCAGCCGTTCTCCATCGGCCCCCACGCCTGTTGGATGAGTCCGTCGCGCGTGATCGCCGCGCGGAAGAGTTCGCCCATGCGAAGGCGCGTGATCCGCTGGTCAACCGTGCCGCCCTCGGGCTCCTCGTGGCCCATCAGAACGGCCTTGTACAGTTCGATGAACAGCGAGTTGAGCCAACCCGGGATCGACAGAACCTCGGCATCGTCCGCCGGGTCCTTCCATCCACCGCGGTAGCGCAGGATGATCGCGTTATCCTCGGCCGTGGAGGCGGGCCACATATCGAGCCGAGGGATCGGCTGCCCGCCGGCCGCGCTGCGAATCCATGTGATGAGCGCCGCGAAGCCAACGAGCGAGCCGGCGCCGCCCCATGAACGCAAGTTCATGAGCGTCTGCGGGCTCGTCAGCTCGACACAGCCCACGAGGCCGTCCTCCAGGCCAATCGCCGTGATCGCCTGGAAGTCGAAATCGCTGGGGAGCGCAACCTGGTCGTTCTTGAGTTCCCCGGTGATGTCCGTCTGGCCGTTCGCTGCCGCGCCGATGCTCGTCGCCAGCACGATCGAGTCGTCGTCCGTGCGGCTGGCGACCTCATACCGGCCGACCGTTGCGCCCGTTCCGGACGCGAGGTCGAAGGTGTCGGCCGACAGGAAGTCGTAATCGGCGAAGGCGCCCGTTTGCGTGAGGGTCAACGTCGCCTCGGTCCAGGTCGCGCCCGTCAGCGAGATCAACGCCCGGGGACGGATGCGCACTTCGCGCCCCTCCAGCCAGCGCCAGGTGTGAAGCGCCACAAGGGCCTCGCCGGCCTGTGTCGCCAGCCCAGCCGCGTCGATTGGCACGCCAGGGGCCGCGCCCAGCTCGTACCGGCCGATCTCCTCCAGCATCCGGAGCGTCAGGTTTCCCACCTAGTCCTCCCCCCTGAGCGAACGGTGAATCGGATCCTGCCCGCCCTCGTCCGCTTCGGCCTGGAGCCTGCCGGCACCGCCCAACGGCCAGGGGAACTTGAGCGCCCCGTGCCGCCAGCCATCGTCAGACAGCCACCAGCCTTTCTCGCGCAGGTAGGACTCCACCTGCTCCCGGGCGACGCGCGACTTGGCGGAAACCTTCATGGCCGAGAGCCTAGCCGTCCCTCAGCGCCGCCGCTATGGCCTCCGCCAGGGTCTCGCCCCGGTGAACCTTGCCCTGGTCGCCCACCTTAGGCCAGTAGCAGACCTCGCAACCAGTCCGCGGGTCGGGCGCAGGCTCTCCGTTAGCCTTGGCGATGCGACACGCCTCGGCGTGGCTCGACTCGCCCTCAATGACCACGGTGAAGCTCGCGCCCTGCATCATGCCGCGGTCGCGCACGAGGCGCCCGCACAGACGCCAGAGTTGCCAGGCGAGGCGGAGACGGGACTCGGGGCGCTTCACGGCAACCCCAATACGCGCATGGCCACCCTGACGCTGCAATAGTCAGCGTGAAAGCAGCCAGGGGAGTGCCCGCACGAGCAACGCTGCCTGTGATAATGCAGCGCGGCTTCCAGGCGAGCCTCGCGCGTGGCGGGCTTGACGGCACCGACCGCTTGGCTGCGCGCATACCCGGATCCGTACATCGTCCAGAGTCCGCCACCGATGTCCGGTAGCAGTTCCAGCGCCCGCTTCTCCACGTCGAACGTCATTCCGACTCCTTCTACTGGTCCTTCTCTGCCAGGTACTCGCGCCAACCGACCCACCCTAGATCGGTCTGGAATCCCCACGAGCGCACCTTTGGTCCTGTGAAAACGAGCGTGATTGTGCCGGGCTCGACGCTCAGGATGCGATGCAGGTCCGTCGAGCGATTACAGTTGAACCACCGCACGCGCCTTACACCGCGCGGGGTCTCCTCGACGTATCCGCCCCGGAGAACAATCGAGAAGAAGCACCACGGATGATCGTGGAGCCAGCGATCAGAGTCCGGCCGGTGGATCCAGTGCAGCATCGCGCCGCACCAAGCGCGCAGAATGTAGAGGCGGCGCAGGTACAGGTCGGCACTCCCGGGCGTGATGATGTCACGCCAGCGCCAGCACACCACCGAAGCGGCGTCGTGGATCTTCGGCGAGTATAGGCGCACCTATCTCGACTCCTTCTCCGACCATCGCCGGCAACCCTCTTCTTGAATTGCGGCCCGCTCTTCGGCCGCCTCGCGCAACGCCTCCATAATAAGCGCGCGACAGTCAGGCGTGTTCATGTCGAGCAGTTCTTGAAGCGCGCCCGGCTTGAGCGGGGCGAACTCCATGCGGGCCATGATCGCCTCGAAGCGCTCCAGCTCACTCACTTGCGCGCCCTCGCCGCCGCCACACTCCGCGCCAGCGCATCATGCTCACGCGCCCGCGCGTGGTCACGCTGCGGGCCGTACCAGTCGATCTCCGGGTACTTCTTCATCAGCTTGGACGCCTCGTGCCGGCGCTTCAAGTAGGCGATGCGGCTCCCCTTCTTGGACCCGTACTTGGCCTTGATCTCGCGCGTTGCCTGACCGTGGGCAGCGAGAAAGTGGCGCCGCCAGTGCCGCCCGCCCTTGCTGCATGACTTGTCAATCTCCAGCACGCCGAGCGCCGGCACCTCAGCGCGCCCCTTGCCCTGGCGCTGGCGGCGCGCGTCGATGAAAGACCGCCCGCCTGGTGAGATCGACGCGACGGGAACGGCGCCAGGCTTGGTCTTGCGCACGCTCGGCGGCTTAGCTTCCTTCGCCTTGCGCTCGACCTCGATTGCGCGACGCACCTGAGCCTCCGTGAGGATCACTGCCTTGCCCATGCGGTCAATCTCCCTTGCAGCGAGCACAACGATTTTGCTTGTCGTCACGCATCAGCGCAATCGCCGCGGATGCGTCCCTGCACCGCTCGTCGAGGAACGCCTCCATCGCCGGCCCAAGCCTCGTGCGCGCGCAGGCGTGACAAGTATCGGAGCAGATGCCCCAATCCAGCTCGTGCTCGACAACGGCAAGGAAGCGCCAGACTTCTCCAGCCTCCTTCGCCGCCTCGTCGAGGCGGTAGCTCAGGTAGTTCCAGTGACCTCCGCTCATGGGCGCCATCCTAGCGGCAGCCTGGAATCCGTGGGGTGAAAAGAACGCAGGCCGGCCCCCTGGGCTTGGGGACCGGCCCGCGCGGCTGGGAAAAGCCCCGGCCTAGACGCAGAGAGTCGGGCTACGTCAGGTCGGTCGTGGACAGCAGGTAGCCGAAGCCGTTGATGCCGTCGAAGTAGCCATCCGTCGTGCCGGCCCCGGTGCGGGCCGTCAGCGGCAGGAAGACCACCTTGCGGACGATGCCGGTCGAGGCGTTGCCGTCGATGGCGAGCTGGGCATCCACGATCACGGCCGTTTCCGAACCGTCGCCGAGGACACCAACCGAGGTGGCGAGCACCACGGTTCCGCTCACCGAGCACGCCGAGACCGCCCCGCGCAAGCGGAAGCGGCACCGGATGTCGTCCGCCACCGCGTTGAGCACCACGCCGGCAATGCCGACGGAGAGCACATGCGGCGCGGTCGTCGCGTCGTACACCGGAACTACGATGTTCGCCACGCCAGCCGTGTCAACGCCAGCGGCGTTGGTCGTGCTGGCGGCGTCAGTGCGCGTGATGTCGAGCACTTCCACGTCACCCACCGCCACGGCCGAGCCGGTGCGGTTGGTCACGAGAACGTCCACAGCATCCGGCCCCATCCACCCGAGGTTTGCTTGAGTCGTCATGTTTGAATCCTCCTCGGATCAGCCGGTGATGTAGCCATCAATGTCCGCGCTGGGGGCGATGACGCCACCGGCGCGCTGACGGCTACGGTTGAAGTTCTGGTGCCAGCAGTCGAAGAAGACCGTACGGACGTACGGCTGCTCGGGATTCGCCGGGGGCGTCTCCTCCTCCAAGAAGTGCTCGTCGTGGACGATCTTCTTGTAGTACTTCGGCACGAGACACACGAAGCGCGGGCCTTCGATGTCGGGGTTGGTCGTGGCGGCGCCCGCCTCGTCCACCGTCGCATCGTTCTCGCCCGCGAGCACGGTGCCTGACGAGCCGGGCCACACCACCGCGGTATCCATCGCCTCAATCCACTTGATCGGGGCGCCGTCGAAGTTGAGGCCAGGATAGGCCGCATTCGACGGACCGTGGCGCGTGTGGTCGTTAGCCGTGCGCGTGGCGTGCTCGTACAGGCGCTTGCCGTTGCGCGAGCAGAAGTAGAACGCATCGGGCATGCGCTCTTCCTCACCGTACTCCGGACGAATGGCGAGTTCTTCCCAGCACAGGCGGTCGCTCATGCTGGAGAAGGCGTCGAACCCGTCCCACGAGCCGGTCGTGCCGGCGTCGATCTCGGTCTTGCCGTCCGCGTAGTACTCGACCGGATTGCGCCAGCGAGCCTGCGTGGTCGGGTTGATCCCCTGGATGGTCGTCCAGCCAGGCGGCACGGTCGCCGTGCGCGTGGTCGTGGTCGAGCCGAACTCGTGGATCGTGGCGAACAGCGAGTAGGGAACTCGCGTGGTCGAGCCCGTCACCGTCTCCATCAGGCCGACGATGGGCTGCGCGAAGAACTCGCGTTCCATCCCCCGGTTGATGTTGATGAACAGGTTGGACCACTTGGCCTTGATGATCTTCTTGAAGACCATCGCGCGAGCACCTCGCTTGAGGTTGCTCGCCTGGTTCAGGCCCTTTTCGTGCTTGGAGAACGTGACGTTGGCGTCCGTGAACGCCCACTGCACGGTCGTCTCCGTCAGGTGGTTGCTCAGTCGAGGGGACTTCGGCTCCAGCGGGTTGTAGGCCGCGTAAGTCTGGTCCTCGTCGAAGATCACCTGGTCAGTGATGGAGTCGCCCCCTTGGAGCATGTCCATCATGTCGTGCGCCTTCATGATCTGGCGCAGGAGCGTCTTGCGCGGCTGAGCTTCATTCAGGATGAAGTTCTCGCCCGTCAAGACGGCTTGACTGGTTGCCAGGAACAGGTCAACCAGCGCGCTCAACTGAATACCGGCCACCGAAAGCCTCCTTTGGCTTGTGGCCTACCGACAGCTACGCCCTAGGCGCCGCGTCGGCCTTTGCGCTCAGGCGGTCGCAGATTCCTCGCCAAGTCAGGGCGCCCAGCATCGACGTGATCGAGAGCGCGAGCGTAGTACTCGTCCTCGGTCTGAGCGGGAGCACGGAGGCCGCCGCCCTTCTGGCCGGGATGAGTTGCCGCCCCGTTGCGCCGCAGCTTGGAGAGGTCGCTCCGCTTGGGAGGACCGAACGCCAAGAGCGCCGCCTTGTCGAACACCTTGGTAGCGTCGATGTCCTTGGCGCCACCGGCTCTCATGCCGGCAATCTGCACCTTGGCCTCCGCCACCAGGCGCTCGCGCGCCTTGCTGGATTCTCTGAGCTTCGGATAGGTCTCCGACAGCCGTCGCGTGTGCGTGTCGATCAGTGCGCGCCCCTCGCGCTCTCGGGCTGCGGATTCTGCGCTCTCGAATCGAGCGCGCATCTCCTTCACCTCGGCGCGGGTGGCCTCGTGCGCGTCGAAAAGAGGCTTGAGCGAGTCGGCAGATTCCACGTCCACTCCGAGCTTCTCAGAGATCGCCTGGCGAAGGGCGGCCCAGTCCTGCGGCTTTTGACTCGCTGCGGAGTCATCCGAGGCTTTCGCGCCCTTGCTGGTCGTCTGTTCCTGGCTCTTCGCGTCCGCGGCGTCTGCGCGCGCCTGCTCAGCTCTCGATTCGACACGTTCCGCCCAAGCGATCAACTCGGCCTTGGGCGTGTTCTTGATGACCTTGGCGGGGACGCCGCTCTCGTGGAGGAGCGTCCAGGCCCGGTGGATGGCGAGGTCTTCGGAGTCCTCATCCGCATCGTCCTCTTCGGCGGCGCCGTCATCGTCGCCAGCCTCTTGCTCGTCGTCCTCGTCGTCGTCAGCCGAGGCGGCAAGCTCCTCGTCGCCGCCCTCTTCCTCGACCTCCGGCTCGTCCTCGTCGGCCTCCTCCTTCGGCTCGGGCTTGGCCTTCGCCCTGGCCGGCTTCTCCACCGGCTGGTTGTCGGACCCGTCGTCGTCCGTGTCGAGGTCGGCGGACTCAAACGCCGCGTCGAAGGCAGCATCCGCGTCAGCGCCAAGCGAGCTGGCGGACGCCTGGAGGTCTTCCTGGCCCTGTTCTTTGTCGCCCATGGCCGGCAATGCTGCCAATGGCGCTACTGGCCATCAAGTGCCTTTGTCGGCATCAACCCAGTAGCCGGCCAGCAACAGCCGAGCGAAGTGCCGGCGGCGCCTTTGCCGTATTCGAGACGCTACGCGCTTGGTCCGCTTCGACTGGTGGATGCGGGGTCGGCGGCGCTTCACGGCCCAACCGGCTTACCCATCTGGCTTGGCCTTGGGGATGCCCCAGTTGTCTTCGGCCAGGTTGAGGTTTTCCAGGTGGGCGATCAGTTGGTCGCGCTCGTCTCGGCGAGGCCAGCGACACATCGCAAGCCACCACTGCTCCGGCTTGTCGGGAGGATCCCCTGGCAGTCTCCGGAACTCGTGCCCACACGGACGCGGCACTGATGGATCGGCTGGACGAAACCAGTGGACTTGCTTGCAGATGGCGCAAGCGCTCGGGAATGCGCCGATCTCCCAGGGCTCGGGGTTAGCCATCCCCCCAGCCTACACCCGCCCGCGCTACTCGTGGTCCTTCCACCCCACATCCCGCCCGTGGTGCTTCTCGTATGCCAGGTAGCGGTTGAGCTGGGCCTCGGTCTCGAAGACGGTCCCCCTGTTCTTGGTGCGCTGGAGGCCGACCGCCTTGGCTGCGCCGCCGTGGACCTGGTGGCTCACGAATGGCCGGAACCGCGTGGTGACGTGCGGGCCGCGGTTGACCTTGGCCGGCGCGGGATCTTCAACGACCTCGCCCGTGGCGGAGTACCGGCGCTTCTTCCACGAG